GGCCTGCTCAAGGCAATCCGTCAGGACGCCGCCGGCGCCGCGCTCCGGCGACGGCCACGCGTTCGCCGTCGAGTCCGAGCCGCTCGCTCGCGAACGCGCCCTCGCCCCGCTCAATCGTCCAGCGCATGGCATCGCTGTCCGGACTTGCCCGCAGCACGAGCCGCAGCCACGTCAGGCGTCGTGCAAGCATCGGCATCGCCAGCGCTTGCACGATCCGTTGCTGGTCCCGACAGGTCGCGTCGAAGCGCGGGCACGCGTCGACGCACGTTTTCACGTGAGGTCGGCATTGGTCAGGTACGAGAAGAGGTTCGTCGGGCAGGCAGCCACCAGCGACACGATCGGATAACGCCCAAGCGACAGCTTGATGTCTTTCCCATCCCGCATGTAGCGATAGACCCGAATCTTGCGAGTCGGCCGCGCAGGTACAACCCATTGCCAGGGTACAAAATCTGGGACATCCAAACGCCGGATTTCGCAGGAAGCTCACTGCCTGTCCGCAGACGAAAATATCCCGCAACGCCTTACCTAGCGTGGCTTTTCAGGATTTCGGAGAAATTTTACGGAAGACTAGATGGCGCGCCCGGCTGGGATCGAACCAGCAACCCCTGCCTTCGGAGTTTTACCGGCACACCAAGAGTCTTTAAAAATCAATGCCTTGCATGACTCGCAATCAGCAAAACCAAGGCTAATCAAGGTCAATCAGGGTTATCCAAGCCCGCCCAAACTGTAATTTGACTGTACCGGCACCCAGCTAGCTTCCCATTACAATACGACGCACACGACGGGCCACGTCGCGAGAGTCGACGAGAACATGAACGGGGAAGCGCGCAATGGCAAAAAAAGAAACAGTGAGCGTTACACAGCTCGATCTGGACACCCACAACCCACGGACCACGCCAGAAACCAATCAGACCGACGCTTTGCGGAGCCTCCTCGCGGTTGAGCGCGACGGGGAAAAAGTCTACGAATTGGCTCGAGACATTTGCGACGTTGGCATGCTGGACCCTGGCGACCGTCTGTTCGTCGTTCCGTCTCAAGAGAAGAACCGATTCATCGTACTAGACGGTAACCGCCGCCTTGCTGCGCTACGCCTGTTGTCGCAACCGGGACTGGTCGAACGCGAGGATATCGGACTGAATCAGTCGTTACGGAATCGATTTAAGCGTCTCCAGGTCGATCACGCAAACAAATGGCCCAGCAACGTAGATGTGGTTGTGTTCGATACGCGCGAGCAAGCCAACAGGTTCATCCGACTACGTCACACCGGCGAAAATGCTGGCGCCGGTAGAAGCGCGTGGTCGGCGCTTCAGATTGCACGCTTCGATAACACCGGAATCTGGCAATGCCTGAGTGCTCTTCGCGACGCAAACGAGCTCGGACTCGATGTGTTGAATGAACTGGATCGCAGTGATTTCAATATCACGAGCTTCGATCGCGTCGTAAGCACCGAGGAGTTCCAGCGCCGCTACGGATGCAGTGTCGGGAAGAATTCGTTCTCGCCCGGCGATGATGCGTCACGCGCAATGAAGGCTTTGGGCAAAGTCGCAAACGACGTCGCTTTCGGTCGGGTTCATTCGCGAGGTGAGTTCGCTGAAGCAAAGTCAATGTCCGCCTACTTCGCGGAAGTAGAAGCCTTTGTAAACAGCCACTTTCCATCTGCCGTGTCGACACCGCAACCCGGCGCGACCACATCGCCGCCAGTCAAGTCTCCGCCAAGCGCTGGCGCGCCTACTTCGTCGACTACGACCTGGCAGCCGAAGCCCGGCGCAGCGCCGTCAGCCCCGCCCCCTACTGCCGACACGCCGACGACGACGGTCAGCGCTCTCCCGACTATTCGCAAAAAGCGAGCCTCGAAGTTCCTGGTAAGCAAGACCGAACTGACGACCGTAACCAATCCGAAATGCCGCCAGATAGTGAGCGAGCTCAAGCAGGGGGTGTCAGTGCAAGATGCTCCGTTCGCGTGCGCTCTTCTGTTGCGCAGCCTGCAGGAGATCACCGCGGAAATTTATGTGACGACGGTCTTAAACCAACCGAAGAGCAACCGCGCGGCGAATCTCGACGCAGCTGCAAATCATCTGTTCAGCCACAAACACGCCACGGATCCGGGCGACAAGATCGACATCACGTCGAATTTCAGTCAATTCCGTGACGAGTACGAGGAACTTTGTAACGCAGCTCACAGCAAGGTCACCGATCTCAGCCCCGACCACCTCCGTTCGACTTGGAACAATCTTCGTGGCGGCATGGACCTCTTGTGGAAACGCATCTATGCTGCGGAGCTTGAACGATCCCAGAAAATGACATCGCAACAATAAACGCTGTCACTAGCTCTATGGCAAATTGCACTCCCCTTCGCTATCCAGGCGGTAAAGCGCGCTTGCGCCCATACCTCGAGCGCTTGATTGCGCAGAATCATCTGTACGACGCGCACTACGTCGAGCCCTTCTGCGGCGGTGCAGGTCTGGCGCTTGAGCTCTTGATGAGCTACGTGGTGAGCACCGTTCACCTGAATGATTTTGATCGGGCCGTGTATGCCTTCTGGTACAGCGCGGTCAAGCGGACGGATGCGTTGTCTGCTCGAATTGCAGACACTCCGTGCACGATTGATACGTGGCACGAGCAGCGAGCAATCTGGTTGAATCGCAAAAAAGCGAATCTGCTTGATCTAGGATTCGCTACCTTCTTCCTGAACCGCACAAACCGATCCGGGATCCTCGACGCGGGCGTCATCGGTGGGAAGAGCCAATCCGGAAAGTGGAAACTCGACGCACGATATAACCGTGACGATCTCATATCGAGGGTTCAGACAATCGGCAAGTTCCGGTCTCGTATTCGGATTTACAACAAGGAAGCGGTCAATTTTTTATACGACCTTCAGCCTGACCTCCCCCAAAAGTCGCTGGTCTATCTCGATCCGCCCTATGTAGAAAAGGGACCGGGGCTGTACATGAATCACTATGGCGAGGAAGACCATCGATTCCTGGCGCAATGGGTAACACGCAAGCTTCGACGGCCTTGGATGGTGTCTTATGACTCCCATCCCCTAATTCGCGAATGCTACGAGGGGCACACTGAAGCAGAAATGAACTTGCACTACAGCGCGCACGGCAACGCGCGTCGTGGAACCGAACTTGTCTATTTCTCGGACGGAATTGTCCCGCCAGATATGAGTAACCGGACGTCGCGCTACCACCAGCCGTGGGAGGCGTTCGATGGGGCGCAGCTCTAAGCATGGGCTCAAAAGTGGGCGTCGCCCGCTAAGTGCAGATTGCATAACCAAGGCGCATAAAAGCGCACAGAAGAATCGGCCCCCTGATCGCCGCGCGGCCCGCGTCAGGCGGCCTTCCGCGCCGGACGCATGAGTGCATAGAAAGCGTTCGATTTTGCGGGCAGGTGGGGCGGGGCCACAACTGCGCGCATCGGCGCATGAATTCGCATCGTCGGGCACCAAAACGCACGATTTCTGCGTGTCGCGAATCGCCCGGAGCCCCGCACCACACCGGCCGCCAAGCCTGTCGGCCGGTGCACTAAACCCATCCTGCCAAGCGAAGCCCGCAGGCGGGGAGGGGACCGCGCGGCGGCCCGTGCAGCGGTCGACCGCCGTAACCCTTAGCGCGCCCGCGCCGCTGCCCCATCCGGCCGCAATGGCAGCCCTCCTTCGCGTCTGCAGCCCCGCGCCTGCGTGTCGCAAACCCGGCGCAAGCAGAGCGGCTGTAGCCCTCCGATTGCGCCCCCAAATGCAAAAAACCCCGATCACGGGAGGACCGTGATCGGGGTAGAAAAAACCGTCCGTACTCAGGCACGAGGGGGACGTATCGTCAGTCTAGAATACCTTCTCTAGTTCCCAAATAGTGGAAAACGATCATTTAAAACGGCGATTACATCTCTTTGAGAATGAATCGTATCTGTTCGAACCGCTCAAACGCCACTGACCGAAGATCGCGCCGGCGGGATCTCGTATTCGTCGAACGCCACGACCTCTTCGCCGAGCCAGTCGTTCAGCTCGGCGAAGCGTGCCTGCAGCGGTTTGATTTCGTTCCGGCCGAAGACGCGCGCAGCCGTGTCCGGCGTGCCGAATCCGCCCGAATTGCTCGGCACGATGCCCAGCAGTTGCGGCGGCACGCGATGCGCGGCAAGCAGGTCGTCGCGCGTCACGTTCTTGATGTTGAAGAACTCGTCCTTCGCCGCGACCTCCGACACGGGAATGAGTTGGATGCCGTCCTTCTTCCCGCCCGGCGCGTACATGAACACGTTGCGGAAATTGCCCGGCCCCTTCGCGTTCTTCAACGCGGTGCGCATGTTGTCGACATCCTCCTGTTTCTGCGCCGCGTCCGTCATGTACAGGATGAAGCCCGCATGGCTGCCGTTTTCGTAATACTTCCGCCGGAATAGCGTCGACGACTCGTTCAGCCAGGCCGAGTGAAGCGAGCTGAGATATTCGGGCAGGCCGTACACCTCCTGGTTGATGTCCGGTCGCATGAGCTGGAACACGCTGCCCGGTTCGAACTCGTGCTTGTCCTGCCAGCCGTTCACGTACACGAAACCGCTGAAATCTGCCTTGCGCCGCGTGTATTTGGCCAGGGCCGGTTCGAGCCGCAGCGTGTCGCCGAGCTGATTGCGGCGGCGTTCCAGGTAGCCGTTGCCGAACGTCAGGAAGTCGAGCGCCCACCGCTCGAACGCATGCCGCGACAGCCACCTATGCGGCTTAAACGTCGACGCCAGCACGTTCGCCTTGAAGTACAGCGCGGAGCTATGGTGCGTGCTCGCGCGGAACGACTTCGCCAGGCCGGCAAAGCTGACAGGCGGCTCGAACCAATCGCCGTTCGACCAGCATTCGACGTAATCGAGAATCTCGGCCCGGTTCATGACCGGCGTGGGATCGTCGAAGGTGAAGACCTCGGCGCGCGCCGGCGCGGCACCGGCGGCGCCCGAATCCGGCGCGGCCGCGAACGTGCGCGGCGCGCGCGATCGGCGCTTGCTCATGAATAGAACTCCGTGAAAGATGAAGAATTGAGGTCGCCGCCGGCGAGCGGTTCGCGGTCGATCGCGTGCAGGCAGGCCCACGCCAGGTCGGCGTGGCCCGTCTCTTCGTTGCGGTCGGCGGTGTATGTTGCGTGGCGGCCGCTCGCCGTCATGGTCTGTTTGATTCCCATGAACGCGGCGGCCAGGTCGGTCCATCCCGCGTCGAATTGCAGGCGGCCGTTGCGGATAACGGATTGCCCCTTCAGCACGAGGCGGGTTTTGACCTCGGGCGAGTAGTTCAATGCAACGGCCGCCGGGTAGAACTTGCGCACGAGCTGATAGACACCCTGCCCCATGCCCGTCGTGTCGATCGCGATATAGCCGACGTTGTAGCGCTGCGTGATCTGCTCGATCGCCGCGGCCTGTTCCTCGAAGTCGTTGCCGCGGAACTGGTGACGTTCGAGCACGCGGAACGTCCCACCCTCGACACGCGGCGGCGCCACGACAACGAGACCGGCTGAGTCTCCAGTCAGCGCCGGATCGTAGCCAACCCACACCTCGCGATAGCCGAACGGACGCAGCAGCAGCGGCGAGAAGTCGTCGGCCCATTCCTCCCACGAGTCGACCATGCAGCGCTGCAGCTCGGCCAGCTTGAACACCGACACCGAATCGTCGATGAACTGGCACATCAGCAGGTTCGCGAAAGCCTCTGCGCTGTACCGGCGCCGAAGTCTCTCCAGGTCGAACAAGTCGCAGCCGCCCTCGATCGCATCGAGTACGGTAACGATCTGACGCCACTGCTCGTCTTCGCCCAGCATGCCTCGCACGAGCGCTTCGTGGCTCGTGTCGATCTGGATACGATCGCCAGGCGCGCGCCCACGATTCGCATCGGCGCCGCTCCAGAACGCGTAGGCTTCATGGGTCGTACTCGACGGCGTGCTGAAGTAAGTCAGCCGCCAGCGTTTGTGCATCGCCATGCCCGACGCAACGGTATTCAGCTCGCGGAACTTCGGCACCCAGAAATATTCGTCGAAGTAAAGGTTGCCGTGATACGACTGCGCGGTGCGCGAGTTCGTCCCCAGGAAGTACAGCGTCGCGCCGTTCGGCAGAATGATCGGATCGCCCGTCAGTTCAACGTCGGCCACGTCACGCGCGAACTGCACGATGTACTGTTTGAAGACGTGCGCCTGTGCCTTGCTGGCCGACAGAAAAATCTGATTGCGGCCAGTATCGAGCGCGTCGACGAACGCCTCGCGTGCGAAATACCAGGTCGCTCCGATCTGCCGTGACTTCAGGATATTGCGCGTCTGCTGATCGCCGTTGCGATACCAAACCTTCTGGTAGTCGAACAACGATTCGCGGAACGCCTTCACGATCCGCTCTTCCTGTTCCTCGCTGATTTCGTTTTTCGGCGGCTTGCGCTTCGGCCCGGCATTGCGCGCGCCAATGTTCGGGTTCAGGTCGCTTTCCTTCCCCGTCTCCCCGTATTTCTGCACACGTGCAAGCCGTTCGATTTGGCGGCCGAGCAGGTCGATTTCCTTGTAGTCCGCGCCGTCTTTCTTGTCCTTCGCAATCAGGACCATCAGGCGCGTTTCGGCCGCCGCCTCGATGCGCTCGATCGGCGTCGCGTCTTTCCACTTGTCGCGACGGCACCACGACGCCACGGTCGCGGGCTTCAGTTCGAGATGCCGGGCGATCGACGAGATGCGCCAGCCTTGCCAGTAGAGTGAACGCGCGATCTGTCGCACATTCGCTTCGCGTTGAATTGGATCTGTCGTTTCGAGCATGCGGCAAGCGTAGGGCGACGCGCGCGCGCGATCACGCGGAGCACTACGTACCCATGCGAGCAACACACGCCGCTCGTTGAGCCGTGGCGCGTGAAGGTCGAACATGGGAACCACATTCACTGACCCACGGTTCGACCTCTCTCTATGGCAACCAACAAAACGAAGTTTTTCCGCGTCGCAGTCGAAGGTGCGACCGTCGACGGTCGCGAGATCAAGCGCGAATGGCTCACGCAGATGGCGAAGAACTACAACCGCGAACTGTACGGCGCTCGTCTCAATATCGAGCACCTGAAGGGATGGGCGCCGCTCTCGGCAACCAACCCGTTCGGCGCGTATGGCGATGTGATCGCGCTGAAGGCATCCGAGATCGAAGACGGCCCGCTGAAAGGCAAGATGGGGCTGTACGCGCAGCTCGATCCGACCGACGAGCTGGTCGCGCTGTCGAAGAAGCGCCAGAAGGTTTTCACGTCGATCGAAGTCAATCCCGACTTCGCCGACATCGGCGAAGCGTATCTGGTCGGCCTGGCCGCGACCGACGACCCGGCAAGCCTCGGCACCGAAGCACTGCAATTCGCGGCGCGCCGTTCGAACAACCTGTTTTCGGCCGCGTGCGAAACGTCGATCGAGTTCGAAGGCGAACCCGAATCGACGAGCCTGCTGTCCATCGTCAAAGGCATGTTCGCGCGCAATCGCTCGACGGACGATCAACGTGACGCCGACGTGCGCCACGCAGTCGAAGAGATCGCCAGTTTCGCGAGTCAGCAGGGCCGCGATGTCGCCGCGCTGCGCGTCGACCTCACCGCCGCGCAGCAAGACGCGGCCGCCGCGAAGAAGCGTGCCGACGAAGCGGTCGCCGCCGTCGAAGCACTGACCGCGAAGCTGTCGTCCACCGATAACGGCGCACCACGGCGCCAGCCGTCGACAGGTTCGACCGGCGAGCTCGTGACCGACTGCTGATCCCTTCCACGCTCACACCCCGGAGAACCCAACTCATGAAGAAGGAAACGCGCCAGGCGTATCGAAAGTACGCCGCGCAAATCGCCAAGCTGAACGACACCGACGACGTATCGCAGAAATTCGCCGTCGAGCCGTCCGTCCAGCAAACGCTCGAAACCAAAATGCAGGAATCGAGCGCATTCCTGAAGAGCATCAATATCCTGCCCGTGACCGAGCTGGAAGGCGAAAAGCTCGGCCTGTCGGTATCCGGTCCGATCGCGAGCCGCACCGACACGACAAAGGCCGAACGTCAGCCGATCGACCCGACGGCGCTGGACAGCAACCGTTACCGCTGCGAGAAAACCGACTACGACACGGCCATTACGTACCGCAAGCTCGATGCCTGGGCGAAATTCCCCGACTTCCAGCAGCGCATTCGCAATGTGATCCTCAACCAGTCCGCGCTCGATCGGATCATGATCGGCTGGAACGGCGTTAAGGCGGCACTGTCGACGGACAAAGCAGCGAACCCGCTGTTGCAGGACGTGAACATCGGCTGGCTGCAACAGTATCGCGACCGCGCAGGACATCGCGTGCTGCACGAAGGTGCGAAGGAAGCCGGCAAGGTGCTCGTCGGTAAGGGCGGCGACTACGTGAATCTCGACGCACTCGTGATGGATATCGTGTCGTCGATGATCGACCCGTGGTTCCAGGAAGACACGGGCCTCGTCGTGATCTGCGGCCGCGAGCTGCTGCACGACAAGTATTTCCCGATCGTCAACACGACGCAGGCACCGACCGAGCAGCTCGCGGCCGACCTGATCGTCAGCCAGAAGCGCATCGGCAACCTGCCGGCCGTACGCGTGCCGTTCTTCCCGAAGCGCGCGATGATGGTGACGAAACTGGAAAACCTGTCGATCTACTTCCAAGAAGGTGCGCGCCGTCGCTCGCTGATCGACAACCCGAAGCGCGACCAAATCGAGAACTACGAATCGTCGAACGACGCGTATGTCGTCGAAGACTTCGGTTGCGGCTGCGTCGCGGAAAACATCGATCTGGTGCCGGCATGACGATCAACACGCCCGCTCGCGCGCACTTCGCGCGTGTGTCGGCCGCCCGCGCGGCGGCTGCGACGGCGCCCGGTCAGACGATGGCCGGTGCGACACCCTACGAGCTGATGCTCGCGAAGCTCGCGGCCGACCGCCGCGCCCTGAAGGGCGTGCAGTCGGTCGCCCGCAAGGTCGAACTGAAGCGGAAGTTGCTGCCGGAATACGCCGACTACGTGGCGGGCGTGTTGAACGGCGGCCGCGGCGCCCAGGACGACGTACTCGTGACGATCATGATCTGGCGCATCGACGCCGGCGACTACGACGGTGCGCTCGCGATCGCCGCGTACGCGCTCACGCACGGCCTCGCGCTACCCGACCAGTTCGAACGGTCGCTCGCCTCCGTCGTCGCCGAGCAGTTCGCCGATGCCGCGCTGGCCGCGTTCCTGGAGCGCAGCACGTTCGACGCCGCCAGCCTGGAGCTGGTCGACGAGCTGACGGCCGACGCGGACATGCACGACCAGGTGCGCGCAAAGCTCTTTAAGGCGCTTGGCTATGCCGTACAGGAAGCCGACCCGCCGCGCGCCCTCGACTACCTGCACCGCGCGCTGTCGTTGAACGATCGCGTAGGCGTGAAAAAAGACATCGATCGGCTCTCGAAGCTGATCGAAGCCACGGGCCGTCCGGGCGACGGCGCCGAAGGCACGTAAAGAGCCCACCCCGGCATGGCGGCACCGAAGGCACGGCCCAACGCCTGACGGACACAGGCCCTGACCTTCGGTCCACCGCCATCACTCCCCGAATCGACCATGAACAGTTTCGTTGCCACTGCTGCGCCTGCCGTCGCGGCGTCGCCGATCGACGGCACGCTGACGAACGACGGCTTCTTCCCGGACATCGACCTGTCGGCGCTGCGCGACGCGATGCGCCTGGACGGCACCGTGACGCGCGAACGCCTGCGCCACGCCGCGCGCGACGCCATGCTGACCGTGAACGACGAGCTGGCCGCGTGGCGCGCCCGGCAGCGGGCAGCGGGCGCGGGTTCGCTTGCCGACGTGCCGGCCGAGCGGGTCGACGGCGAATCCGTGCACGTGTTCCGTTACCGACGCGCGGTCTACCACCTGGCGCACGCGGATGTGACGGAGAAATACCGCGGCTTCGACTCGACGAAGAGCGGAGGCCAGGTGGCGGCCGAGCTGGCCGTGACCGCCGACGAATCGCGCCGCAACGCACGGTGGGCCATCAGCGACATCCTGGGCGTCGCGCGCTCGACGGTTGAGCTGATCTGATGAAGGTCGCCACGCTTCAGGGTGAAACGCTCGACGCCCTTTGCTGGCGGCACTACGCCAGCACGGCCGGCACCGTCGAAGCGGTCCTGGAAGCCAATCCAGGCCTCGCCGAGCTGGGCGTCGTGCTGCCGATGGGAACCGTCGTCGACATGCCCGAGCTGAACACGATCGAGCAGACGAAGCCCCTCCTGCAACTGTTTGACTGACCTGGAATTGTCCGAATGGCTGAACCGAACACCACTACCGCCGCAGCGCTTGCCGCCGCGATCGGCCTGGCCGGCATCGCGCCGGGCATCGACGGCGATGCGCTGATCGGCGCGTTCGCGGGCGCCGCGCTCGTCGTCGTCACATCGAAAGACCTCGGCATCGGCCGGCGCGCCGCATACATGCTCATCTCGCTCGTGATGGGCTATCTGGCCGCGCCGGAAATCACCCACCTTGTGCCGGTCCGCTCATCGGGCGTCGCCGCGTTCTTCGCCGCCGCGCTCGTCATCACGGTCACGCTGACGCTGATGGAGCGCGTGAAGGACATCGACTTCGGCGCGCTGATCCGCAGGGGGAAATGACATGCACCTGTCGTTTGCCCTGGTCGCGCTCGCCGCGCACCTCGCCGTCATCCTGCGCGTACTGACCTACCGGAAGAACGGCGCGCGGCACCGTTCGCACGTTGCCTGGACGGCCTGGCTGATCGTCGCGATTTCCGGCGGCTCGGCAATCGAGCTGCTCATCCACCCGAAGCCGGTCGGCTTCTTCCAGGCCGTACAGGCCGTGATGCTGGCCCTGTTCGTCTACCTCGCGCGCGGGAACGTCGCGCGCCTTCTCCGGAGCACCGAATCATGAATATTCTCCGCTTCAACGACCGCGGCGCCGAAGTCGGCCTGCTGCAGCAACGTCTCGTACGTGCCGGCTACGCGCTCGACGTGTCCCACCTGTACGACGAAGCGACCGAGCAGGCCGTGAAGGCGCTCCAGGCCGCCGCCGGGATCGTCGTCGACGGTATCGCCGGCCCGAACACGTATGCCGTGCTGTCGGCCGGCCAGCGCGACCGCAAACACCTGACCGAAGCGGACATCGCGCGCGCCGCGGACAAGCTTGGCGTGTCGCCCGCATGCGTGCGCGCCGTCAACGAAGTGGAATCGCGCGGCTCGGGCTTTCTGGCAGACGGACGGCCCGTGATCCTGTTCGAGCGGCACGTCATGTATCGGCAGCTCGTCGACAGCATCGGCGCAAACGAAGCGGTCCACTACTCGCTGCTGTTCTCGAACGTCGTCAACCAGAAGCCGGGCGGCTACCAGGGCGGCAGCGCCGAATACGTGCGGCTCGACACCGCCGCGCGCATCCACGCGGCGTCGGCTTACGAATCGGCGAGCTGGGGCGCGTTCCAGGTGATGGGCTACCACTGGAAGCGCCTCGGCTACGCGAGCATCGACGAGTTCGTCGCGCGGATGGAGACGAGCGAAGGCGACCAGCTCGACGGGTTCGTGCGCTTCGTCGCGGCCGACTCGTCGCTGCTGTCCGCCCTGAAGAACCGGAAGTGGGCTGTGTTCGCGAAGGGCTATAACGGCCCGGACTATGCCCGCAACCTCTACGACGCGAAGCTCGCCCAGGCGTACGAACGCTACGCCGGCACGAAGGCGGCCGCGTGACCGTGCCGAGCCTTCGGTTCTGGCTAGCGCTCGCTGCTCTCGTCGCGGCGGTCGCCGGCGCGCAATATGTGCGCGCGCTGCAGGGCCGCTTCGCCACAGCACAGGATGCCGTGCGCCAGGCGAAACAGGACGTAGGCGCGCGCGACGCGATCATCGGCCGGCTGCTCACGGATGCCCGCGAGAAAGACGAGCAGCGCGCGCAGCTCGACCGCACACGCGGCACCGTCGACGCGACGCTCGCCGCGTATCAATCGCAACTCCGGAGACTCATCGATGAGAACGAAGCCGTTCGCACGTGGGCTGCTGCTCGCCTGCCTGACGATGTTGTGCGCCTGCACAGCAGCCCCGCCCTCGCCGGCGCCGACGATTACGCTCAACGCGTGCGCAGCGGTGACGCGCTGCACCCTGCCCGCGACGCATCCGCAGACGAACGGTGATCTGAGCGACGCGCTGACCGTCGCGCGCGCGGCATGGGCTCGCTGTGCGGCCGAAGTCGACATGATTGCCGCGTGCCAGGCGCGCAGTCAGACGAACCCGCAGACGGCCGCCCATGATTAAACCGAACAGCCTGCGCGCCGCGCTCGTCGCGGCGCTCCCTCAACTCACCGCAGCGCCCGACCTGCTCGTCGTCTTCATCAACGACGGCCACATCGCCGCGACCGGCACGCGCACGCCGTCGTTCGAATACCGGTACGAGTGCGAGATTCTCATCCGCGACTTCATCGGCAGCGCCGATGACGTGATGATCGCGGTCGTCGAATGGGCGCGCGCGAACCAGCCCGACCTCGTGACCAATGCCGACCAGCGCCGCGACGGCATGACGTTCATCGCCGACATCCTCGCGAACGATGCTGTCGACCTCGCGATCAAACTGAAGCTCACGGAAAGCGTTGTCGTCGGCACGGACGAAGCGGGTCGCCGCACGGTCGAGCACGTCGACGACGCGGCCGAGCATTGGGTGGCGTGATGGACGACGATCTGCGTGCGCTTGAGAAGTGGGCCGGCGGGCTGCTCGCGAAGCTGGCGCCGGCAGCCCGCCGGCGACTATTCCGGGAGCTTGCGCGCGATATCCGCCGCGCGCAGCAGTCGCGTGTCGCCGCGCAGCAAAACCCGGACGGCAGCGCGTACGTGCCGCGCAAGACCAAGCAGGGCGGCAAGGGCTTGCGCGCCAAGGTCGGCCGCATCAAGCGGCAGGCCATGTTTCGCAAGCTGCGCACCGCCCGCTATCTGAGGATCGATGTCGACGACACGGGGCTCGCGATCGGCTTCGACGACCGCCTGTCGCGCATCGTGCGCGTTCACCAGGAAGGCCAGAAGGCCCCCGTCGAACCGGGCGGCCCGCTCGCACAGTATCCGGTGCGCGTCGTGCTCGGCTTCAGCTCTGCCGATCGCGAACTCGTGCGCGACCGGCTGCTACGCTACCTCAACCGCTGAATCGTTCACGGCAGCCAGGCGTGTCGACGCGATCGCGTGATACGCCTGGCTCGTCTCACATCCGACCCACTGCAGGCCGGCTTCGCGCGCGGCGACCAGGAACGTCCCGGAGCCAGCGAACAGGTCACACACGACGCCGCCATCCGGCACCAGCCGCACCACATCGCGCGCCAGCTCGATCGGCTTTTCGGTGACGTGTTGCTTCGGCAGCGCCAGGCGCGTCGGGAACACGCCGGGTAGGTACACATCACTTTCGTTCATCGGCCCGCGGCTCGCCCATACGATAAATTCGGCCTGTTGCGCGAATCCACCTCGACGCGGCCGCGTACGACCTGGCGTCTTGTCCCATACGGCGATGCCTCGGAGCGTCAGGCCGGCCGCCTGCACCACGTCCGTCAACGTCGCGAGCTGGCGCCAGTCGATAAAGCAAACGAGCAGCGCGCCGGGTTTCATCGCACGGCGGCATTCGGTCAGCCAGGCGTGGCACCAGAACGCCCAGGCGCGTTGATCCATGTTGTCGCCTTCGAAGTCGGTATAGACCGCCTTCGTGTCGCTGTTGATGTACTTCTGGCTCGGCGCGCGCGTTCGTGCGGACAGGTGCAGGCCGCCCGACGCATACGGGGGATCGGTGAATACTAGGTCGACGGACTGATCCGGCAGTGTGCGCGCCAGGGCGAGCGCGTCGACACGATGGAGCTGGTTGAGCATTGGGGTAATGTCGGCCGCGGGCACGGCGTCTGAAATGTGAATCGTCATGGTTCTGAGGCAACGTGGAAGGGACACCCGCGACGTGTGCGAGGCATGTCACCGAGCGAGCAATAACGATTGTCGACGCACGCTTGCTCGCGCGCGCGACGAGCATGCTGTACCCGCGAGCACGACATTTGCATTCGCTCGCGTCACGCGAGGGCGGCCGGCAACATGGTCGGCATGGATGCGAACGAAATTCAACGACAGGCACGCAACGCCGTGCGCAAGGGCTCGATTCTCGATGTCGACCACGGCGCGGGCCTCTGCCGCGTCGCAGTCGGCGAGTCCGACGACGACGGCCTGCAAACCAACTGGATTCCCTGGCTCACGCCGGCGGCCGGCAGCACGCGCGAATGGCTTCCGCCGACGAAGGGCGAGCAGGTCGTGCTGCTCGGCCCGATGGGCGACTTCGCGCAGGCCGTCGCGCTGCGCGGCCTCTACTCGGACGCCGCGCCAGCGCCGGACAACTCCCCGAACACCCACACCCGCGTCTACGCGGACGGCGCGCGCGTCAGCTATGACCATGCGGCGCACGCTCTGACGGCCGAGCTGCCGGCCGGCGCGATCGTGCACATCGTCGCGCCGGGCGCCGTGGTCGTGCAGACGAAGGATGCGACGGTACAGGCCGAGCACATTCTGCTCGACGGTGATGCGACCGTGACGAAATCGCTGACCGTGAAAGGCCCGTTCGCCTTCGAATCCGGCATGACCGGTAAGGGCGGTGATGGCGATGCCGTGATGAAGATCGACGGCCGCGCCGACTTCACGGGCGACGTGACCGCAGGCGGTGTCAGCCTCATCGAGCACCCGCACCAGGCGCAGGGCGAATTCGCCGTTACGTCGAAGCCGATCCGGGGTGGCGCATGAAGGGCATGAACGCTGTCACCGGTCGCGCGATTTCAGGCGTCGACCACCTGTCGCAGTCGGTCGGCCGGATTCTGACGACCCCGCTCGGCTCGTGCATCCAGCGCCGTTCGTTCGGTTCGGAATTGCCCGACCTGATCGACGCGCCGACCAATGGCGCGACGCGCATTCGCCTGTATGCGGCCGCCGCGACTGCGCTGATGCGCTGGGAACCGCGTCTGACCGTCACCCGCGTGCAGCTCGTGGCGGATGCTGACGAAGCGTTCGCCGGCCAGCAGCTCGTCGACATCGAAGGATGGACCGACGAGCGCGACGAGCCTGTATCGCTGCGCGTGCCCGTGTCGAACGGAGTCGAGGCATGAGAACGACGCCGATCGACCTGTCGCAACTGCCGGCACCGGACATCGTTGACCCGATCGATTTTGAAACGGTGTTCGCCGAGCGCAAAGCACGGCTCATTTCCTTGTACCCGCCCAACCAACGTGCCGAGATCGCCGCGACGCTCGCTCTCGAATCCGAACCGCTGACGCGATCGTTGCAGGAGAACGCTTATCGCGAAGTGCTGCTGCGCCAGCTCATCAACGACAAGGCGCGGAGCATCCTGCTCGCGTATGCACGCGGCACGACGCTCGAACATATCGCCGCCCTCTTCGATGTAGAGCGCCTGGTCATCTCTGCCGGCGATCCTGAGAACGGCGTCGATCCGGTTTACGAGGATGACGACAGCCTGCGCGAGCGCGTGCAGCTCGCGCCACGCGGCTTCTCCGTCGCCGGTCCTGAAGAGGCGTACGTGTTCCATGCGCGTTCGGCCGACGGTCGCGTGCTGTCTGCCGCCGCGTTCAGCCCGGAGCCGTGCGTGATGGTCGTCACGATCCTGTCGCGCGAAGGCGACGGCACGGCGAGCGACGAGCTGATCGAGATCGTGAAGAAGAATCTGGAAGGCAAACGGCCGCAGACCGACGAGGTGATCGTGCAGAGCGCGAAGATCGTGCGCTACGCGATCCGCGCGACGCTGCGCTTCTTCTCCGGCCCGGATCGCGCCGTGGCGCTCGCGGAAGCGAACAAGCGCACGGCGAAGTTCGCCGCCGACATGCACCGCATCGGCATGGAAGTGACCGTTGACGGCCTGCATGCGGCGATGCGCGTGGCAGGCGTGCAGAAGGTACTGCTCGACTCGCCGGCCGGCGGCGTCGCCGTAACGAGCGAACAGGCGCCGTACTGCGCGGGAATCGAGCTGATCGACGGCGGGGTCGCGGATGAATAAGCCAATGCCGTCGTTGCTGCCGCCGAACGCGACCGCGCTCGAACGGCGCCTGGCCGAGACCAACGCGCGAATCAGCGACATTCCTGTCGACATCGGCACGCTGATGGACCCGGACGCGATCCCGTTGGCGTTCCTCCCGTGGCTCGCCTGGCACGTCGGCGTCGAGACCTGGAAAGACTACTGGCCCGAGCAGGTCAAGCGCGCGCGCGTGAAGACCGCGATCCGCATTGCGCGCATCAAGGGCACGGCCGAAGCCGTGCGCCAGGTATGCGCGTCGTTCGGCGCGAACGTGGCGATGCGCGAATGGTTCGAGATGACGCCGCGCGGCCGGCCGGGAACGTTCGACATTGTGCTGACGGTCGGCAGCCGCGACGGTGTGCCTGTGACCGCCGAATACGTCGCCGATATCCGCGCGGAAGTCGATCGCGCGAAGCGCGGTACCGCGCACTACACCTTCAAGCAGGGCTTTGGCGCGACCGGCGCGCAGCGCGTCGGCGCCGGCGCGCGCGCCGCGGTCTATTGCCGCCTTTCCCTCTCGGATACCTGAACATGGCTGGAAACCTGATCCAAATCACCGACGCCGGCCGCGCGGCGCTCGTCGCGGCGGGAAACACCGGCACCGTCGCGCACCGCGTCACCGAAATCGGTCTCGGCACCGCCGCTTTCGCTTTCGACAAGGGCATGAAGACCCTGCCGAACGAGCGCAAGCGCGTGACGACGTTCGGCGGCGAAAACGTCGCGCCGGACACCGTGCACGTCGTCATCCAGGACGACACGAACGACCAGTACACGTTGTACGCGTACGGCCTGTACCTGGACAACGGCGTGTTGTTCGGCGTCTATGTGCAGAGCACGCCGATTCTTGAAAAGTCACCGGCCGCAATGCTGCTGCTCGCGAGCGACATCGTGTTCGCGTCGATCGATGCGGCGCAGCTTCAGTTCGGCCCGGCCACATTTCTGAACCCGCCGGCGACGACCGAACGCAAGGGCGTCGTAGAACTCGCCACGCAGGCCGAAGTCGACGCCGGCGCGGACGACTCCCGCGCCATCACGCCGAAGACCGCCGCAGCCCGGTACGCTGCGCTGACTGGCGCGAAATTTACGGGACCGATCGTCGCGGAGTTTGACGCCGGCCCGGACACCGCCCATGTCAAAGTCATCCCGCCGTCCGGCAAGACCGGCCGTGAGGGGCGCGTTCGCCTTTACGGCACGTTCGGCGGCAACATCGCCGACACTGGCGCTCGTCTGGTCGCGACCGTCCGGTCGGGATTCGACAACGGTGCGTGGGGGCGCGAATACCTCGATATCTGGCTCAACAAAACGGGCAACGACGCGCAGACAGACGCGTACCAGGCGCGCGCCGTACGCATCGCATACGGCGGCCGCGTCTTGATCGGCGACGTGAAGAACGACGACGGCGGCTCGCGCCTTCTCGTCGGCGGCAACACCCTCACCGAAGGCACCAGCTATTCGAAGGCCGTTTCGATCGACGGCGGGGCCGGCAACTTCTCGACGCTGTTCTTTGCCGATGGCGGCAAGGTGCGGTGGTCGCTGTTCAAGCGGGACGGCGCCGCGACGGGCGGCAATGCGGGCAACGATTTCGGATTGAACGCGTTCGCCGACGACGGCGTCACCCAGTTCTCGGTGTTTCGCGTCAATCGCAGCACGCTGGTGTTTTCGCTCGCGAAGCGCCTGCTCGTCGGCGACGTGTCCGATGACGGTCGAAATGTCATTCAGGCGGGCGGAAATGTCGCCGTCAAGGGTGGCGTGACCTCGCGTGAACTTGATGCCGGCGGTGCGAATTTCCGGGCCGTTTGTGGCGACTTCGGCGCGTTCTTGCGCAATGACGGTACAAATTTCTATCTGCTGTCGACGGCTAAGGGTGATCCGGAAGGCTTGTTCAACGGATTCCGGCCGCTCACGCTGAATTTCGCAACCGGTCGCGTCACGATCGACGACACGGGCTCGGGTACGTTGCTCGGGGGAGATGCCACCGTGCGCGGCGAGCTTTCAGTCGGGCGCACCGCCCAGGAAGCACGGTTGCGCCTCGGACCCAACGATGGGTATTTCTACTGCAACGCCCAGTCGATTGGTTGGTGGCGGAATACCGACGCGTTCCAGTATTTCTTTGACGACCGCACCTTCCGCATCAACGGCAAGCCGGTCTGGCACGCCGGAAACGTGACGCCGCTTGATCGCACGAAGGGCGGCTCGATGGCAGGTGATCTGTGGTTCGATCCGGGCAAGCGCATTTTTCTGTCGGAAGGTAGCGTCGGGTCCCCTTCGCTCACGTTCCAAAACGACGGAGCGCCAGACACGGGCTTGTATCACATCGCTGACGGTTCGTTCGGGGTCACTTGCAACTCACTCCCCCAAGTGACGTTTACGCCGAACGGAACGAATTTCGAAAAACCAGTTCAGGGGCCGACGCCCCCACAAGGCGATCGCTCGACGCGCCTCGCGACGACGGAATGGGTGCTGTCGGCCATCTCGACTACGACGGTCGGCCAGATTGTCTTCGAGCCCCGCACGACGGCGCGCGCCGGATTCCTGAAAGCCAATGGCGTCGTCGTCAATCGCGCCGACTATCCAGCGCTGTGGGCCTATGCCCAGGCGAGCGGCGCACTCGTGTCCGAATCCGAATGGCAGAACGGTCGCTGGGGCTGTTTCTCGACTGGAGACGGCACGACGACGTTCCGCCTGCCCGAGATGCGTGGCGAATTCATCCGCTGCTGGGCGGATGGCCGTAACGACATTGACGCACAGCGCGCCATCGGCTCATCCCAGGGCGACCAAAACCGCTCGCACGCACACGGTGCATCGGCCGCTGCTGTCGGCGACCACGCGCACTCGGCCTGGACCGACGCGCAGGGCAACCACGCACACTCGGTGGGCCAGGACGCACACGCGCACGGTGTTGGACTCGGCGCCGACGCCGCCCATGCAACGACCGTTGGACGCGCCTACGGCCCGGATAACGGGCGGCAATACAGCATCGGCACGGACGGAGCGACCGTCAATATCTGGATCAACGCAGACGGCAATCACGGCCACAACGTCGGCATCGGCGGGGCCGGCGGCCACTCGCACGCAATCACGATCGGAGCAGACGGCGGCAACGAAGCGCGGCCGCGCAACATCGCGCTGCTTGCCATGATCCGCGCCTACTAATTTACGGACCTCGAAACATGCTGATTCACCACTACAGCCCGTCGACCGGCGAATACCTGACCAGCGGCCAGCCCGACGCAGATCCGCGCAATGACGGCCGTTGGCTCATTCCGTCTTCCGCCACGCTCGACGCACCGCCGCCGCGCACGCCGACGACCTGGCCGTTCTATCGTGACGGCGCTTGGTTCCTGCTGCCGGACTTCCGCGGGCGCGTCTGCTACCGCACCGACACCGGCGAGCCTGTCGAAATCGCGATCGCTGGCAAGACGCCCGACGATCTGGAACTGACGACCGAGCCGCGACCGTCGCAGCGTCATGCGTGGATCGACGGTGCATGGACGGTGCCGCCCGAGTTGATCGCACGCGAAAAGCGCGACGCCGCGATGGCCGAGTTCGAACGGCTGATGGAAATCGCGCGCCGTGCGAACGCGGGCAAAGCTGACGCGTACGCCGCCGGCCTGCTCGACGACGAAGGCATCTACTACTTCAAAGCCTGGTCCGCGTACCAGATGGCGCTCGTCTCCGCGATCAACGCCGACACGTTTCCGGATGCCGTGGCGTGGCCCGCGACGCCCGCGCCATACGTTGCGCCGGCCGAGCCGATCGAACCGCAAAACCCGGCCCCCGTCGCATCGACCTGACAACGGGCTTTCCCGTTTCCTCTCACCTGTACACCTATAGGAGCTGCACACCATGCCGCAGGATTACCACCACGGCGTACGCGTCATCGAAATCAACGAAGGCGGCCGGCCGATTCGCACGGTCTCCACGGCCGTGCTCGGCATCGTCTGCACCGGGGCCGACGCCGATCCGGCGACGTTCCCGCTCGACACACCGGTGCTGCTGACGAACGTCATCGCCGCGCTGGGGAAGGCCGGCACGAAGGGCACGCTGCGCCGTACGCTCGACGCGATTGGCAAGCAGACGAAGCCCGTCACCGTCGTCGTGCGCGTCGCGGAAGGAAAGGATGAAGCCGAGACGACCTCGAATGTCATCGGCACCGTCACGCCGGACGGCAAATACACCGGCATGAAGGCGCTGCTGGCCGCGCAGGGGAAGCTCGCCGTGAAGCCGCGCATCCTGGTCGCGCCCGGCCTCGACACGCAGCCCGTCGCCGCAGCATTCGCGACGATCGCGCAATCGCTGCGCGCGATGGTGTACGTCGCTGCGCACGGCTGCAAGACGAAGGAAGAGGCGGTCGCGTACCGAAAGCAGTTCGGCCAGCGCGAAATCATGGTGATCTGGCCGGATTGGCTCGGCTGGGACGATGTGACGAACTCGACCGTCGCCATCCCGGCGCCCGCGATCGCGGCAGGCCTGCGCGCGAAGATCGACAACGACATCGGCTGGCACAAGACGCTGTCGAACGTCGTCGTCAACGGCGTGACCGGCATCAGCGCGGACGTGTCGTGGGATTTGCAAGACCCGGCGACGGACGCCGGTTATCTGAACGAGAACCAGGTCACGACGCTCGTGAACCGGAACGGCTTCCGCTTCTGGGGCTCGCGCACCTGCGACGCGGACGGCAAGTTCTTCTTCGAGAACTACACGCGTTCGGCACAGGTGATCGCCGACACGATCGCCGAGGCACAGATGGGCGTTGTCGACGGGCCGCTCAATCCGTCGCTCGCGCGCGACATCATCGAGAACATCAACGCGTGGTTCCGCCGCGAAGTCTCGGTCGGCGAACTGATCGGCGGCGGTGCCTGGTACGACCCGGAACCGAACACGACCGACGAGCTGACGTCGGGCGGCACGTGGATCGACTACGACTACACGCCGGTTCCGCCGCTCGAAAACCTGAAGCTGCGCCAGCGCATCACCGATCGCTATCTCGCCGATTTCGCCTCGCGCGTGTCGGCCTAACCAGGAGTCACACACATGGGCATGCCCCGCAAGCTGAAAGGCTTCAACCTGTTTCACAACGGCACCAACTTCGTCGGCGAGACGAAGGAAATCCAGCTCCCGAAGCTGTCGCGAAAGATGGAGGATTACCAGGGCGGCGGCATGAGCGGCCCGATCCCGATCGACTTCGGCCAGGAGGCTATCCAGCTCGAATGGACGTGCGGCGGCTTTATGGAGGATGTCGTTCGCATGTACGGGATCACCACGCACGACGGCGTGCAGCTCCGTTTCTCGGGCGGCTACCAGCGCGAGGATTCGAAGACCTACGATTCCGTCGAAATTGTCGTGCGCGGCCGCCACAAGGAAATCGACATGGGTTCCGGCAAGCCGAAGGAAGACACCGATTTCAAGGTCACGACGGCGGCCAGCTACTACAAGCTCTCCATCAACGGCCAGGAGCTGATCGAGATGGATTTCATCAACATGATCGAGAAGATCAACGGCAACGACCTGCTCGCCGGCCTGCGCCAGGCGATCGGCCTGTAACCGCTTGTTTCCCCCCGCCCGCGCACGCCGCGGGCACCCTTTGAATCATCATCAGGACACGCAACATGACGACCATCGATACCAACAACACCCCCACCGGCGGCGCCGTACTCGACGCGATCGCAGCCAACACGCACACCTTCGACACGCCGATCGTGCGCGGCGAACAGACCATCACGCACGTGACCCTCGCGAAGCCGGCCGCCGGCGCACTGCGCGGCACGTCGCTCGCGGCGCTCGTGAATCTCGACGTGGACGCGCTGCGCAAGGTACTCCCGCGCATCACCACGCCGACGCTGACCGAAATGGATGTCACGTTGATGGACCCGGCCGACCTCGTGGCATTGGGGGGTATTTTTGCCGGTTTTTTGATGCCGAAGGCGCTGAAAGCGAGCATGGAATCCCAGAACGCGTAGAAGACGCGATGGCCGATGTCGCGACGGTGTTCGGCTGGACACCGCGCGACATGGACGACTTTTCACTTTCTGAGCTGATGGATTGGCGCGAGCGCGCCCGGATACGAAGCGGACACGAGTAACGATGGACAACGCCCTGAAACTGCGCGTCATGTTCGACATGGTCGACAACTGGACGAAGCCCTTGCGGAACATGCTGAACAGCAACAAGGGGCTCGCGCAGTCGTTGAAGGCAACGCGCGGCGAGCTTGCCGAACTCGGCAAGCAACAGAAAGCCGTCGCCTCGTTCCGCGAGATGCGCGCCGGGCTCGCGGACACCACGAAGAAGCTCGGCGCCGCGCAATCCAACGTGAAGGCGCTCGCCGGCTCGCTGCACGCGTTCGGCCCGCCCACTCGAAAAATGGTCGACGAGCTGGCGCGCGCTCGTCAGGCAGCGTCGCGACTTCGCGCCGAGCAGAAGAAACAGACGGCCGCCGTCGACGAGATGCGCAGCCGGCTCGCTCAAGCCGGTATCGAGACGCGCAACCTTTCGCAGCACGAGCGCACGCTGCGCTCGAGCATCGCGTCGACGACGGCCACGATGCAGGCGCAGACGCGCCAGCTCGAAGCGCTGACGGAGCGCGACCGCAAGCTCGCTGCGGCGCGCGGCAAGATGCAGGCGATGCAGGGCGTCGCCGGCGGGATGGCGATCGGCGGCTACGCCGCTCGCTCGACCGGCATGCGGATGCTCGGCGGTCTCGGCGGCACGCTCGACGAAGCGAAGAAGATGACGAACGAGCGAGCGCGCATCACGGCGCTCGGCCTCGGCGACCAGGCGACGCAGGACGCCGAGAAATACGTGCGCGCGATGAACATGATGGGCGTCAGCACGTCCGACAACATGACACTGATGCGCGACGCGCTGTCGATCTTCGCGGATGAGCATCACGCGCAGATGGTCATGCCGACGCTCGCGAAAATGAAGTTCGCCAACGAAGCACTGTTCGGTGCGGAGGATGCGCACGCGAACGAAGAGAAGTTCATGAACATGCTGAAGGTGATCGAGCTGCGCGGCGGCACGAAGGACGAAGCGACATTCAAGAACGAAGCGAACATGGTGCAGAAGGTGCTGTCGGCGACGGGCGGCCGCGTCGGCGGCGACGAGTGGCGCAACTTCATCCAGACGGGCGGCGTCGCGGCGAAACAGATGCGCCAGGACGCGTTCTACTACCAGATGGAGCCGCTGATTCAGGAAATGGGCGGCCACGGCGTCGGCACTGGCCTCATGTCCGCATACAGCAACGCGTACCAGGGCAAAACAACGAAGCGTGCGGCGAACCAGATGATCGCGCTCGGTCTGCTCGACAGAAAAAAGGTCGTCGACACGAAAATCGGCACGATCAAGGAAATCAAGCCCGGAGCGCTCACTGGTGGCGATCTGTTCAAGGCGTCGCCGCTCGAATGGCTGGAAAAGGTGTTTCTCCCGAAGCTGGCCGCGAAGGGGATCACCGATCCGGACAAGGTGAAAGACATGATTTCGACGATCTTCACCAACCGGACTGCGTCGAATCTGTTCACGACCATGTATATGCAGCGCGACCAGATTCACAAGAATGAAAAGCTCAACCGCGGCGCATACGGCATCGACGACGCGGCGAAGCTCGCTGCGCTGCAAACGCAGGGCAAGGAAAACGACCTGCTCGCGAAGGGCCGCGACTTGCGCCGCGAGATCGGCGAGCGCATCGCACCGCTGTACAACGCGGCGCTCGACAAGACCCGCGAGATTCTCGACGGCCTCATCGGCCTGATCCAGCGCCACGGCGCCGCGGCGAAGGTCATTCTGTCCGTGCTCGCCGCGTTCGCCGCGCTGCTCGTCGTGATGGGAACGTTCACGATCGTGCTCGCGGGCATCCTCGGGCCGCTCGCGATCGTGCGGTTCAGCATGGCGACGCTCGGCATTCAGGGCGGCTTCCTCGCGCGCACGCTCGGTGCGAGCGCGACCGGCTTCGGCCGGTTGTCGGGTGCGGCTTCCCGATTCTCTGTTGTCGGCAACGCTGTGCGCGGGACCGCCGCTCGCATACGCACTGCCCTAGCCGCTGCCTGGTCGGCGTCGTCCCCGCGTGCGGCTTGGGCGACATTGCGCGGCTACGCGCGGACGCTGCGCGAAGGCATTCCGGCCGCCGGCCGCGCGGCGGTGTCGACCGTCGCACAGTGGGGGCGCACAGCGACCTCGACGATGAAAAGCGGCCTGGTCGCAGCTCGGCAATACACCGCCCAGGTATGGCGCGCTGTCGCCGCGCAGGCGGCCGCATCGCGCGCGGCCGTTGCCTCGCGCTGGACCGCCGCCCGGCAGTTTGCCGGCCGCCGCGGCGTCGCCGGGATGTCGGTCGACGCGCTCAAGGGTGCGGGCGGTCTCATCAAGGGCGGGGCAGTCGGCGCAATCAACGGCGTCGGCGCCGCGCTCGGCGGGCTCGCGCAAATGCTGATGTTCGTTGGGCGCGTCGCGCTCATGAACCCGGTCGGCCTCGTCATCACCGGGATCGCGCTGGCCGCGCTGCTCATCATTCGATATTGGGAGCCGATCAAGGCGTTCTTTTCCGGCTTCTGGCAGGGCTTGACCGAAGGTCTGCAGCCGCTCGCGCCGATCTTCAACCGAGTCTTCGGCGTGCTCGGCGCGATGTTCGAACCGCTCAAACCTGCGTTCAACTGGCTGATGGATGCGGTCAAGGGCGTTTGGGACTGGATTTCCCGTCTGCTGGGGCCGGTCGACGCGAGCAAGGAAAGTTTCGACAAGGCCAGCAACGCGGGCCGGGGCTTTGGCGAATGGCTCGCGAACATCATCGTCGTGGCCGCCAAGGTCGCCGAGAAGATGGCCGAATTCGGGGCGAACCTGATATCGGGTCTCGTCAACGGCATCACGAACGGCCTGGGCGCCGTGAAGGAAGCCATCACGAACGTCGCGACCTCGACCGTAACGTGGTTCAAGGAAAAGCTCGGCATTCACAGCCCGAGCCGCGTGTTCGCCGAGCTGGGCGGATTCGTCGGTGAGGGGGCGGCGCTTGGCATGGCAGGCGAAGCGCCGAGCGTCGCGCGCGCGGCGCTGGGGCTCGCGACGGCTGCCGTGACCGGATTCGGTACGCCCGCACTATCGACGGCCGCGCCGCTCGTGCCAATCGACCGGCGGCCGCCGATCGCGGCGTCGGGTCCGGCTGCAGCGTCGTCTGCATCGGCCGCCGCGCCCGCGTCGATCATCATCAACATCTACCCGCAGGCCGGTGACGATCCGCGTGCGATCGCGCGCGCCGTGGCCGCCGAGCTGGATCGTCGCGAACGCGCGCAGCGTGCGCGCGCCGGCTCGCGCCTGTCCGACTGACATTCACGGAGGATCTGTCCCATGTTGCTGTCGCTGGATCAGTTCGTGTTCAGCCTGACTACCGCCCCCTTCCACGAGCTGAAGCGGCGCCGGAACTGGAAGCATCCGAAGAAATCGCGTATCGGCGCACGCGATGCTCGCCAGTACACCGGCCAGGGCGACGATGTCATCACGCTCGACGGCCTCATCGCGCCAGATCAAATCGGCACGAGCGCGTCGATCGACCAGCTCGTCCAGATGGCGAACGTCGGCGAAGCGTACGTGTTGGTCGACGGTCTCGGGAACGTCTACGGCGCGTACCTCATCGTGGGGCTCGACGAGACGCGACGTTACTTCACCCGCGAAGGCACTGCGCGCCGGATCGAATTCACGTTGACGCTCGAATGCGTCGACGACGACGCGCTGCGCATCGACCAGGATGCAGCGCTGGCCGATGATTCGGAGACCGATGCCGAAGTGGACGCGGAGCCGAAGGCATGACAACGCGCGTGATGGAACACTCGAACGCAGCCGTGTATCGCCTCGAACGTGTTGAGCCGATGGCCGACTACCGCATTACGCTCGGCGGCCGCGACATCTCGCGGCGGTTCCTGCCGCGGCTCGAATCGTTGACACTCACGGAATCTCGCTCTGACGATGCGGATACCGTCGACCTGGTGCTCGACGACTCGCGCGGCGATCTGGCGCTGCCGAAGCGCGGCGACGAAATCAAGGTGTCGATCGGCTGGGCCGGCGAGCAGCTCGTCGACAAGGGCACGTTCGTCGTGACCGAGTTCGAGCACAACGGCGCGCCGGATACGCTGGTCGTGCGCGCACGCTCGGCCTCGATGTCGAACGGCATGCAGGAGCGTCGTGAGAAGAGCTGGCACAAGCAGACGATCGGCTCGATCGTGCGCGCGATCGCGGCGCGCTACAAACTGACGCCCGCCGTCGCCGACACGCTGGCGAAGATCGTGATCGCGCATATCGACCAGACGCACGAAAGCGATATGTCGTTTCTGACGCGCCTGGCGAAGCGCTACGACGCCGTGATGAACGTGAAGGATTTGCGGTTGCTGTTCACGCCGATCGGCACCGGCAAGACAGTCAGTGGAAAAGCGTTCCAAGTGTTAAACCTGACACGCACGAGCGGCGACCAGCACGCCTATCACGTGTCCGAACGCGAGAACTATTCCGCCGTGCGTGCGCATTACCATTCGAACGGCAAGGCGAAGCGGAAGTCAGTGATTGTGGGCGGGGAGAACAACAAGAACGTGAAGGTGCTGCCGGAAGACTACGCGAATGAAGCTGAGGCACGAGCTGCGGCGCAAGCCGAGTTCAAGCGCATGCAGCGCAGCCAGGCGACGATGCGCTATTCGCTCGCGCGCGGCCGCGCCGATCTGTTCCCCGAAATGCCGGTCACGCTGTCTGGCTTCAAGCCCGAAATCGACGAAACCGCGTGGCTCGTGAAGAAGGCGACGCACACCATCGACAGTGACGGCGGATTCACGACCGGGCTCGACCTCGAAATGCGCGACGATCCGACGACCGATCGGCACCGGTCGCATTTCAAGAAGGGCGGAAAGTAAAAAGCCCGCACGCTGCGGGCTTCAGATTGCTTGCTTTGGGAGGCGGTCACTTTCGGCACTCAATGTGCCTACCGGGGCGGTGGCGTGTATAGACTTTCGTTCCCGAAATCAGCCTCGACATGTGCCGGCACTGCTGATTCACTTAGCAGTGTGGACGACCCGATGTGTCGTACTGCGAGTGGTGCCGTAGAGCCTGTGCGTCGTGCTGCGCGTCTTGCTGCGCGACGTGCTACCCGGTCCGGCGGCGGCAGATTGCTGCGCAGATGCTGGTTTCGCATCGGCGGAGTTTGAACTGGTGACCGCGACCGGCGCTGAAGCTTGCGCGAACGCAGAAGCAGCACACATCGTTGCTACCAGCGCGACAGATAATTTCTTCACGGGGTTTCTCCAAAAGGAAAGGTACGACGAATCGTCGTCGCACACCACCATAACGCCAGACGTGTTGGTTCGTTGACATTTGGAGTGACGCAGGACGGTTGAAGAATGAGCGACGATCCGCCTACCGATCAGCACGGCTCGCATTTCAGAAGGGCGAAAGTAAAAAACCCGCACATGGCGGGCTTCAGGTTACTTGCTATGGGAAGCGATTACCTTGGGTTCTCGATGAACGTCGCCCATTGGCGCTGTGTCCAGAGATGCCAGTAACGCGGATTGAACACCATCGCCTGGTACGAAATTCCTTGCGGTACGCCGAACCTTCGGCAGATTTTTGCCATTTGTTCGGCGCGTACGTGGTGTATCAGAAACGGCAGCGCGCAGAGGCCAATGAGCGCTTCGAGCCAGAAAATCTCCAGGAGCTTCAGCATTAATCCCCCCGTAATGCATTTGTATGAATTTTGAAGGGGGCGAGAATATCACGGCCGCTATCCCATTGCATCGGGCAGGGTTCGCGTCCAACACCGCTACCTCTGTCGATCGCTCGTATCAGGGCGAATTGGCGGCCCGTCGTCGCACCGCCCTAGCGCCGCGCGTGCAACACGAAGATTTCCCATCGCCTGAATCGCAACTTCGAGCACGTGGCTGACCGACTGCATGGCATCGTCGATCGCTGCGCACGCGGCATCACGCTCGCTTCCGGTCAGGTCCGAATGGAACCGCATCCCGCCCATCGCTAAGGCGCGTACGTCCGCGTGACGATCGGCAGCCGTCAATACGCCGACCGCGCCGTTGTTGTGCTTCATGTCGATGCTCATTCTTCTGGTCCCTCACAAACACGTTCACGGACCGGCGGCACTCAACACGACGCGGTTGCCTCGGAATCCCCCCACGTCGCCAGCATCGCCGGCTTTCAAGATGCTAACTCAATACTGGATGGATATACAGTATTCGTGTGGAGAATGACCAGCGCGCGACGACGTGCTCGCACTACTTCTTTCCGTCCTTGGCAGCCCGCTCGGCACGCAAGCGTTCGATTTCAGCCATCGCACGATCGACGTTCTCCGCCATGCGTTCGTCGAGCGCTGCGCGGCGGTTTTCCGGCAGGCGCTTCGCGCGCCGTGACGTGCCAGTCTTGAGCATGACGGCCTGATTTAGAACGCTACCAATGAACGACTGCAGGGTCGCTTTGCCAGTCTCATTGAGTTGCCGATATACCTCCAGGAATTCCGCCTCCTCACTGTCGGCTTTCACCTCGCCTGCTCCATGCTCGGCGGAAATTCGCTCGCCGGTCAGCACGTAGTAAATGTCGACGCCGATTGCGCGGACGCCTAAGAGATAGCTGGCATCGGGCGACCGCTCATCCGATTCATACGCCGACTGTGAACGCCGGGTGATACCGCCCACAGCGGCAAATTCGTCCTGGCTCAGTCCGATCCGCAAGCGCTCTTCCCGCAAGCGACTCCCCACGTGAGACATAATTTTCCTAATATCGTTGACGAGACGTTTTTTGCTCATTACACTAGCCTTACCGTAACGCAAGGCTAACTATCAAAGTATACCGACCATGACCACCGCCAAAGGCCCGCGCCGATCACCACGCGGCACCCTGTCGGACAAGCCCGTATACGTCCGGCTGACATCCACCGAGCGCGACGAGCTCGAACAATTCGCAGCGCAGCGCAATCGCTCGATTTCGAGCATGGCGCGCGAGCTGATCCGTATCGGCGCGCGCCAGCTTCGCACCATCCCTCGTTCCCGTTCCGCCCGCTCGTGAATTGAGGAGCCCGCATGTATCCCGATCCCAAGCGCATCCGCAACAACAAGCACACCGTCCGCTTCGACGACTACGAGCAAGCCGTGTTGACGGCTCTCGCGAACTACCAGGGCGAGCAACTCGCCGTGTTGATTCGCGAGATCGTCATGCGCGAAGCGACCGCGGTGCTCGCCGAACGCAATGCCACGATTCTGGACCACGCCGGCGCCTGAACGAAGGCACCGATCCGCCAACAATGAGTAGCTCCTACGATGCCCGAAACCAGCACGGAGATTTCTTTCTCGGATGCCGACCGCGACGTGCTGGAACGTGTGCGCCAGCAGTACAGCCTCCCGTCGATCGAGGCGGCCGCCGAGTGGCTCGTGAAGCGTCGCCTGCGCCTCACTTCGAAGCAACTGAACGGTCGCGGCCGCGCCCTGTATCTCGTCCGGAGTAAGCCGAAATGCGCATCCTGAACCGCTGCCCGCACTGCCGCACGCGCGCGACCGCGCGCAGCAGCCGCGAAATGTCCCAGACCTTCCGGGAAGTCACGTACCAGTGCAACAACGTCGAGTGCGGCCACACGTACGTCGTGAACATGGAGTTCGCCCGCACCCTGTCACCGTCCGCGACCCCGAATCTGTCGCTAAACCTGCCGCTCTCGCCAAACGTGCGTGAGCGCCTGGTCGAGCAGCTCGAACTGCCCGTCTAGCGCCCTAAACCCCTTCCCCTGTTTTCCCCTCGCATCGTGCCTATCCGGCGCGAGGGGCTTTTTTTGCCTGAAAAAAGGAGATCAGCATGGCCACCCTCGCTTCCGCCGCAGTCGTTATGCCGTTCGATCCGGCCCGCCTGTCGCTCGACAAACGCCGCGAATACCTGCGCGCACTGTGGCGCGCCGACGTGGATCCGTTCCTGTTCGTCGGCACCGCCCGCCGGCTCGGCTACGTGTTGGGCTGTCATTGGGACGCCGACGCCGGCATGCCTGTCCTGACGCCCATCGTTCTGCACTGATCCGATGCGCGCGCCCCTCACCGACCTCGACCTGCGCGCGATGTGGCGCCGCCTGCGCATGGTCGGCAGTTTCGACGCCCTATGTCCGGCCGCCCGCCACGCCTTCGAATGCACGGCGAACGTATGGCGCGATCGCGAACCCGCGCCCGAGTTGCCGGCCGTCGACGGGAAACGCTGCGCCGCGAACGACTTCGACTGACCCATCCGCGCCGGCCGCCGGCGCACTCACCTGGAATCACACCATGAAGCCCTACGTTTTCAGCATCGGCGTGCTGCTGATGCTTTCCCTCTCGCTCACCGGCGTCTACTACCTGGCCGCCGACGTGCTGCGCCTGTTCGACGTTCGACTCACCAGGCCGATCGCTTTTGTAATCGGCGTCGTCGCAATGATCGTCCTGGTCGCAGCGCTGGCCTGGGCCGTTCCGCCGCGGGGCTGACACGATGACGAACGAGCCCACCATTCGTTACGAGCTGCTGACTCCGGCTGGTCTGCGTACTGTCGCAGGCGATCACGTCGCTATCCCGAACGACGCCGGCGCCACGTTCGGCATTCACATCGAGTCGCACCTGCACGACGGTCACCCCGAAAAGTGCATCGTCACGCACCTGATATCGGGCATCCGCATCGGCCACGGCGCGACACGTACCGCAGCCCTCGCGAACGCGACGTCGAATCTCGAACGCAACCGCAAGCGCCTGCGCGCCATGCTCGACCAGGCGACGACCTCGCGCTACGAGCTGCAGCATGCCGTTCAACGCCTGCAACAGAACCATCACGACATCCTCGGAGGCGCCGCAGCATGACGCACTCAACCACCCCTCACGACGCCGCGCTTGCGGCTTCCATCGCGGCGGCCGCCGACGTTCTCCGCTTCGACCACGAACCCGGCGGCCTCCAGCGCATCGCGGTGCTCGCGCTGTTCGTCAGCGTCCTCGGCGATCGACTGGCCCTTGCCTTCCCCGCGTCGGCCGGCGCACTTCGCGCGCTCGTCGACAGCCCCGCGACGCCCGGCAACCCTGCCGCCCTCTCTCTGCATCAACCGCAACCGTAATAACGATGGCTTCGATCGACGAACTGAAACAACGCATCGACCTGCACGACCTCGCCGACCGGCTCGGCATGAAGCGCGGCCGCGGCGGCGACAAGGCGCTCTACCACTCACCGCACCATGACGACAAGAGCCCGTCCCTGTCGATCTACGTGAACCACCCGAAGCATGGCACCGGCTGGCGCGACCATAGCGCCGACGTCGGCGGCTCGTGTATCGACCTGGTCATTCACGCGCGCGGCGGCACGGTCGCCGACGCGGTGCGATACCTGCACGACGCGTACGGCATCCCGCTCGATCGCCAGGCGCCGGCCGAGCGCCGCGAGAAAACGACCGTCGAATACATCGCCGATCGGTGCTTCGCCGAGCGCGACCAGGTGCGCGAATACCTCGTCGGCCGCAGCATTTCCGCAGCCGCGATCGACGCGGCGATCGCCGCGCGCTCGCTCGGCTTCAACACGTGGACGAGCTCGAAGGTCGCGGCCGGCGAAGTGGGTCACGCCGGCCCGGCGGCCGCGTTCATCGTGCGCGCGCCTGGCGACGGCCGCGTCGTTGCGGTCGACATGCGCTATGTCGATCCGGCGCTCAACGGCGGCGTCAAGACGCAGACCCAGGGCGACAAGGCCGGTTACGGCTGGACTGCCGATCCTCGCCGGCTCGACAAGGCGAAGCGCGTGTTCATCGTCGAAAGCGCGATCAACGCGCTGTCGATCGACACCTGCGCGATGCCTGGCGCGGCCGCGCTCGCGCTGCGCGGCCTGGCGAACGTCGACGGCATCGACTTCACGTTCCTGCGCGGCAAACAGGTCTTGATCTGCCTGGACAACGACGAGCCGTTCGCGGACGGCCACCCGCGCGCCGGCCGCCGGCCTGGGCCGGAAGCTGCCTGGGCGCTCTACGAACGGCTCACGGCGCTGAACATCAGCGCTGTGCTCGTCGACCAGGCGAATTGGTTCGCCGACCTCGCGGACGGCGAGAAGGCCGTCAAGCCGATCAACGACGTGAACGACTACCTGCAACTGCGCGGCCCGGCCGATCTGCAGCGCGCGCTCGACCAGCTTGAGCCCTGGCTCATTGCCGGCCTGGCCGGCGACGCCACGCGTCGCGGCCGGCCGCGCATCTTCCTGCCCTCGCACGACTTCGCGCAGTACTGGCGCTTCCGTGTCCGGCCGGACTTCACCAGCTACATCACGAAGATGGACCGTAACGAGGAATCGGGCGTTGAAACGCCGGTCGTAACGGATCTGTGCGGCTTCCGCATTGCCGGCATCAGCCGCGTGTCGGTTGCGAGTGCGACGTCGACGATGACGGGCGACGCCGACCAGGCGCCCACCGTCTATTTCGCCGTGTCGGTCCAGGCGCCGCGCCACGGCGCGCAGCTCGTGCGCCGCGTGATGCTCGATGACCAACTGCACAACGTCGACCAGTGGGGCAAGTTCGGCCCGATCTGGGCGCCGGCGCCGTTTAAGCGCATGGTCAACATCCTGGAGCGTGGCGCCGACCTCGGCGCACGCCAGGCGGCGAACTTCGTCGGGCTCGCCTGGCGCGACGGCCGCCTGATCGTCAACGAAGGCCCGGACTGCTACTTCACCGAAGCCGACAAGCAGTGCCCGTATCACAACCTGACATTCCCGACCGGGCCGGCCAGCGACGCGCGCCGCGTCATCGCTGCGTACCAGGCGACGTTCAAACAGAACGCCGCGACGATCCCTCTCGTGTGGGCGCTCGGCGGCCACCTGAAGGCGATGCTCGGGTTCTGGCCGCACATCACCATCCAGGCGAACAAGGGCGCCGGTAAGTCGACGCTCATCAAGCGGCTCGAGCGCTCGCTTGCGTTCACGATGTTTTCGGGGCAGTCACTGCAGACCGAGTTCCGGCTGCTGACCAGCATCAGCCATACGAGTCACCCGGTCGGATGGGAAGAGCTGTCCGCGCGCCGGCAGGACGTGATCGACAAGGCCGTCGGCCTGCTGCAGGAGAACTACCAGTACACCGTGACGCGCCGCGGCACCGACATGACCGAATACCTGTTGTGCGCGCCCGTGATGCTGGCCGGCGAGGACGTGCCCGTGCGCAGCCTGCTCGGCAAGCTCGTACGCACGACGCTGACCGGCAAGCGCGGCCCGCTGATGCCCGACGACCTGCCGCGCTTCCCGGTTCGCCAGTGGCTCGAATTCCTCGCCGGCCTGGACAAGCGCGCCGTGTCCGACCAGTACGCGACGCTGCGCGACAAGGCGCTGGCCAACTGCCGCGCGAGCGGCGAGGACGACGGCGCGAAGCGCATGGCCGGCAACTATGCGGCCGTCGCTCTCGCCTGGCGCTACCTGTGCGAGTTCGCCGGCATGGACCCGAGTGAAGGCGACTTCCCGCGCGACCTGCTCGCCGAAATGAACGGCCACATCGCCGAGACGAGCGCCGATCGCGAGCCGTGGGTCTGGATCATGGAAACCGCGCTGTCGGAAATGGACTGCGGCAACTACAAGCACCCGTTCACCTTCGACACCGTCGACGGCGAGTTCTGCCTGCTCATCAACACCGGCCACGTAATGGACCATATCGCCCACACGAGCGCGCTGCGCGACAAGTGGAACGGCCTGCCCGTGAAATCCGACCGTGTGTTTAAGGCGCAGCTCAAGCACGCCGGCGTCATCGTCGGCGACAAGGAAGTCGAGCGTCGCATCTACACGCGCCGCGTGCGCTACCTCACGCCGATCTCACTCGAACGCCTGGCCGCGTTCGGCCTGCACGTATCCATCCGCGAAGACTTGGCCACCGACGCATTGCAAGGGAGCGCAGCATGACGCCCTCTCAGCCGATGCGGCCGCCGTGCGGCCGTACTCCTTCCTTCAATCTTTCCGGCCGCGTAGCGGCCCTGTATTCGGGTTTCCGGTGCGCGCGCCGATGCGCGCAGCAATCGGCACACATCGTCACGCGGCCGCCGTGCTGTCCACTTCCCCCCGTCCCCCCCGCGAGTCGAAACGGCCGGGCAACTACGCCGCCCTTGAGGGAGAGGGGCCGCGCGGACCCGTTTTTCCACAGGGAACGGGCAGGCAGCGCAGAAAACTCGGGGATTCCGGGCCTCTTCGCGCGTAAGTCATTGATTGTTGAGAAGACACCCGCCCCGTGTGGCGTCCCGTTTGCCCCTATTCAGGCTGGTTTTGCCCCTAGTCCGATTTTTGCGCCGGCCGCCGTCGCCCCGTTCTCTTCTCTCTCTAATTCATTGAAAAAGAAGAAGAAAGAATACGAAGAGAGGCAAGGAATCGACTCAAACGCAATGCCCCGAGTCATGCCCGTTTTGCCCCCATTCACAACGGCTGCCTATTTTTTGTGCCCCGAGTCAGGACGCGTGCCCCGCGTCATTCGGGGCAAATGGGGGCGCTCAATATCCAATGATTTCAATCAGTTATGAGCAGATTCGGCGTTAGCCCCCAATCCCCAAGTTGCGCTGCGTGTGCTCCCCCCACGCGAGACACGGGCGCGGCCTCGCCGAGCACGGTCGACCTGCTCGGCGCGGCGGCGATACTCGGCGCGCACCCTGAGACGGTGCGCCTGAAAGCGAAGGCTGGCGCGCTACCTGGTCGGAAGGTCGGCAAGCGCTGGATGTTTTCGACAGTTGCCCTGCAGCGTTACCTCGCCGGAGAATGGATTCCGCGAGTTGTGCAGGGCGACCCGCAGGAGAAACTCGAATCATGTCGCTCTATAAACGCAGTAACAGTCCCAACTGGTATTACCGTCTCACCCCGCCTGGCGGCGGTCCGGTCATACAAGGCAGCACTGGCACCAGCAACAAAGCACAAGCCCAGGAGTTCTACGACCGCCTGAAGGTCGAGCTTTGGAACCAGGCGAAGCTCGGCCACAAGCCCCGCTATACCTGGAACGATGCGGTTGTCCGTTATGTCGGCGATCGCGAAGGGCTGCCGAGCCTGGAAACGTCGAAAACGCACCTTCGCTGGCTTGACCAACACCTGTCCGGCGTCGCGCTGGCCGACATCGACCGCAACCGCATCGACGCGATCGCGCTCGCCAAACGGAGGGAACCGAAGGTGATCCGCACGAAGGGCGGCATCGTGACCACTGATCAGTGTGTCAGCGCCGGCACCGTGACGCGCGTCATCGGCGTACTGAAGGCCGTGCTGAACGCGGCCGTCGAGTGGGAATGGCTGGACCGCGTGCCGGTCACGAAGCGCGGGAAGGTCGTGCAGAAGCGGATTCGCTGGCTCACGCCGGCCCAGGCCGAACGGTTGCTCGCCGAGTTGCCGGATCACCTGGCCGACATGGCCCGCTTCGCGCTTGAGACAGGCTTGCGCCGCTCGAACGTGACCGGGTTGCAATGGTCGCAGGTCGACATCGTGCGGCGTGTCGCCTGGATTCATCCGGACCAGGCGAAGGCGAAAAAGGCGATCACGGTGCCGCTGTCCGATACGGCGATCGCCGTGCTCCTGCGCCAGCGCGGGAAGAAGCGCGCGCCCGAGTTCGTCGACAGTGTGTTCGTCTACCACGGTCGGCCGGTCTATCAGACCGTGACCGAAGCCTGGCGCAAGGCGTTGAAGCGCGCCGGCATCAGCGATTTTCGCTGGCACGACCTGCGTCACACCTGGGCGAGCTGGCACGTCCAGCGCGGCACGCCGTTACAGGTGTTGAAGGAACTGGGCGGGTGGGAAACGCTGGAAATGGTGCAGCGCTACGCGCACCTGTCGGCCGCTCACCTGGCGCAGTGGGTGCAGCCGCACTTGCCGGTGGCGCAGGTGATCGAGTTGCCGCGTGAAACAGCGTCAACGCCGCCAGAAACACTGCTGACCGCAGCCGGCTAA